CTGTTGAATATTGGCATATAAAAGGAATTACTGTAAGAAATGCTTATCAACGTGGAGTGGCTACAAGGAGACCACAGGGTTTTGGAGCAACGTTATCTGCCAATTTAAAATTTGAAAATTGTACTGCGCATAATATTTCAGCAAGAGGTTTTTATTATGAATCGGGGGCTTGGAATACATGGGACGCTGAAGAAGCCAATCCAGAAAACCCTCAATATGCAATGTGGGGTACTGATACTACATATTTTATTAATTGTGATGCTTATGATATACGTGATTCGGTGAATTGCTCATCAGGAGACGGTTGGAAATGTGGAAACTATTATAGGGGTGTATTATATTTTAATAATTGTCGTGCATGGAATTATTCTGATGATGGTTTTGATCCTAGCGGTGCAGGTAAAAGAATTTTTAGTAATTGTTGGGCAATGTCTGGAACCAAATATTCTTCTTTATGTAGTGGAAACGTTGAAGGTAATGGTTTTAAAACAAGTGGTGTTGGAAATGATCAAACCGGACATTATCCAACCGGATATAGATTTGTAGAGATTACTAACTGTTTTGCAGCCAATTGCATGGGAAGCGGATTTGCTAATAATCTTGAATGGGGAGCTGACAATAATGCTTATTATGCAAATAATACATCGTATCATAATAAAATTGGTTTTTTTGATATGCCTCGTACTGATTATTTAGCGAGAGGCACGAAGTATCATAATAATATATCTTATGCGAATACACAATCAGAATATGAACAAGTTGCAATTTATAACCCGTCTGTTTATACAGAGAGTCATAATACGTGGATTGCAACTCAACAAACAGGAACGGGTAGTTGGCCGGGTTGGACATTAAATAGTAATTATAATGTAACCAACGCAGATTTTATAAGTCTCGATGCTACACAAATTAGCAGACCTCGAAAACCAGATGGTTCACTTCCTGATATCACATTCCTAAAACTTGCTCCCGGCAGTGATCTTATTGATAGGGGAACAAACGTCGGACTTCCTTATAATGGAACTGCTCCTGATCTTGGTTACGCTGAATCCGGTAACGTGATTATTGCAGATCATACAGCAGTTGATAAATACAATGACATTCCTCAACGTTGGATTGATTCGGTTAAAACAAAATGGGTATCGTTTGCGGGGGAATCTCATTCTGGGGCTTATCGGGTTGGCGCACAACTTTTAGAAAATCAAGATTCTAAATTTGCAGTTTCTATTCGTGAATCTGGCACTCCTGAAAGTTATACTACAAACAATCTTAGGTTAAGTAGAGCTACTTGGGGTAGTTATGATCAGGCAACCGGTTGGGTGTATGATTACGGTGAAGAAGATTTTTGGACTAACGCAACTGCATTATCAAGAACGAAAGCAGGACTACTGTACTGCAAAAATAATGGTTTTGATCTTTTTGCTTTAGGTTTTGGTTGGTGCTGGGATGCTACATGGCAAAACGCTCCCGGTGGCAGTTATGATCCTGTATTTCATACTCGTTGGGCAGGAGCTTCTGTCAATGGCCCAGATGGTAATCGAAGATGGGGTCTCGATGATGGAGATTATTCGCTTACCGGTAACAGGGTAAGTATGCGTACTTATATAAGGGCAATGCATGAATATATAGATTATTGCGAAGCTAATAGCATTGCTACAAAAATGATTTGGACAACAGGGCCGGTTGATAACGAAAGTAATTGGGCTATTGGCGAGAGTGGTTATCAGCAATATCTTAAGTATCAATACCTGAGAAATCATATTGATAGTCTTAATGAAGCATACTTTCTTGACTTTGCAGATATACTATGTTATAATGATGCAGGAGTTCAGCGTACCACAACGTGGACTGATAATAACAATACTGTCCAGACATTTCCAATGATTCACGAAGATAATATGACTACATGGGATAACAGTTATCACTTCGGAAGTAATGGGGCATTAAGAATTGGTAAAGCCATGTGGTGGTTACTTGCAAGAATGGCTGGTTGGGATGGAAATGCTGAAGGACAGCAACCTGAACCAGAAACTGATATTCTTTCTTTTACTCTCACTCAACAAACAGGGCCTGCAACTATAAATACTACTAATCATACTGTATCTATACAAGTTGCTTATGGAACAAATGTTACTTCGCTTACTCCGAGTATAACAGTTTCTCAAGAAGCAACGATAAGCCCTGCAAGTGGTGTAACAAGGAATTTTAGTAGTCCGGTTACTTATACTGTTTCAAATAGTGGAGCATCTCAGGTTTGGACTGTCTCTGTTGTAGTAGAGCAAGCACCTGAACCAGTAATAAGAAGTAGTATACTTCATGGTAACAGATGGATAATTCATGGTAATAAGATAGTGAAAATAGAATAAGTGAAGGAATTATAAAAACAAAGGTTATGACAGTTGATAAAAGTAAGGAAATAGTAATACCAGTGTGGTTGTTAAGCCTGCTGGTTAGTGTTGTAATGGCAGGATTCACGACTTGGGGAATAATAACTGCTAACAATGCAAAAGTCAATATTCGGTTAGACCACGCTGAAAGGGATTTAGGTCAGAAAGTTGATCAGCCCAGTCCTGCTTTCGTAATAGATACCGGGCAAGATAACGAGTTTATCGGAACTTATCGGAGTTACGATTTAGGAATTTTCACTTCGCAACATGATAATAACGCTCAGGATATGAAAGTTGCACGGGCAACAATAAGATATACTCAAGAAGGGGTTGCAGATACAATTGCGTATCTGCCTAATCTCGCAATCGTGTGGAATGTAAAAATAAGAGTAACAACCAATTTTAACGATAGTGGTACGGATTTACTTGATGTAGGCACTTCAACATCAGGTTCACAATTTATAAACGATCTTGATATTAGTACAGGATCAGGTCAATTTTCTTCAAGTAACTTATCTAATCCTTTGATGATATGGGGAAATAATTATATAACTGCGAGGTATGATGGTCAAAATAATAATGCAACAGCAGGAGAAGTAAGAATTTGGATACACTACACACTAAGATAGATATGAAAACAATGAAACTGATAGTAACACTTTTGGTAATTGCGACCGCAACAGCTTTCTGTCAGGAAGATAAGATTTTTAAAGAACAGATAACTGTTGAAAAGGGGATCCGCTTCGGCGACGGTACAGTTCAATTAACAGCTTCGACTAACAGCAATGATTTGATGACATGGGAGAATATTCTTAATAAGCCTTCCTTCTTTTCAGGTGATTGGAATGATTTAATGAATAAACCCTCTGTGATAGATTTTAACGAGGTATTAAATGAAATGGGGGCAATGCTTGTTTTAAAGCGAAAAACATCAGAAATAGCTTCCATGCAAGCAGTTGAGGGAAATATCGTATATGATATTGATAAAAAAATATGGCAGGGTTTTGATGGTAATGTTTGGAAAACTTTTATAACAGATAAATGAAAAAGAATATATTTTTTATAATACTATTTTTTATTTCCTCGCTTGTTTGTGGAGCAGATTATTATGTAAGCACTACAGGTGTTGATGATGCTTCAAGAAATGGAATGTCGCAATCGCAAGCATGGAAAACTCTTTATTATGCATCAACAAGAGCAACATCATCTGGTGACATTATTAATGTTAGTGCAGGAACTTATGCAGCAGATTCAAGATTAATAGAACTGCGAAGTGGTGTAAGTGTTGAAGGAGCAGGAAGGGAATCTACAATATTAGTATTAACAAATACATCCGAAAATTGCTGTCTTAAGCTTGATTCCTGGAATGGTTGGGGCAGTACATCTTATGGAAATCAACATATATCAGGAATCAAATTTGATGGTGATTTAACCGCAGCATCAGCAATTGGTGTTGTAGGTCGGTCAAATGTATATGTATATGATTGTGAATTTATTGATTTTGTAAATAGTGCAGTATTTTTTAGTGGCCAGCCAAGTTATACCTGGACACTTCAAAATATTTATAGCACAAAAACAAGTGGAGATCACAGTAAAATGCCAGACTCTAATGCTTGGTGTTCAGGTAATAAAGCGTATAATAACATTATGACAAACTGTTCAAGAATGGCAGACACAGAACATCACGGTGGAGCATTGCGTCTTGGTACACAAGACGGTTTTGAAGCATACGGCAATACTATTAATTCATTGGATCGCAGGGGTTTTGGTATTAAATTTTATGATTTAGGTTGGAATAAAAATACTAATATACACGATAATGATGTTGAAGTTTCTCCTGTAATACCGGGTTCTGGTATGAGATATGATTTTGCTGTTGAATTATGGTGGGAAATAGGAGGTTGTAGGTTTTATAACAATAGATTGAAAGGTTCTTTAGATTTGGTTCATTGTGTAGATCATATTAATGCCGGGTATTCAATGAGAATATACGGAAATAATATAGGAAGAGATGTAATGCCAACATCTGGCGATCGTGGAATTTTACTTGAAGGCAGAATAGAATATCTTGAAGCATATAAAAATTATATACATCATGTTGGCCGTGCATTTTATATTCCAAGGGAGTTAAATGGTGGATTTACAGGTGTTGACAGGTTATATTATACTAAAATTCATAGTAATCTATGTGTAAATATAGGAAGAAATGAAGGATTTCAAACTTGGCTAATTTACTTTCTTCCACAAGATCAGGCAGTTGTTCAGGCAGAAACACAACATTTTTATTTTCAAAATAATACTTGTGTTGCAAACCCAGATATAACAGTTAACACGTGGTGTGGTGCAATGCTTCCAAATGTAACACAAATGTCTAATATAGAATATGATAACAATATAATAGTTGGATTTGACAAGGGAGGTATTGTGGCCGAGTATGCAAGGACAAAGGCTGATAATATACGTGTAAGAAAAAATCTTATATATGATTGTGGAAATAATAATCAACCATATTATGATGCTGCATTTAACTCTTCATTAACAAACTATACATTTGTAGCAGGGCCTACAACAAGCCCACAATTTGTATCAAGTACTGATTTTCATCTACAATCTTCATCACCAGCAATAGGTCAAGGGGTAAATGTTGGATTATTAACTGATTATGATGGTAATTATTGGAAAAATATTCCTTGCATAGGGTGTTATGAATACGGTTCTTCAACACCTCCTGACACACAGGATGAAGAAGTTAGTTCAGGGGTTGTTTATGATAGTAAATGGGTAGCAATTGATGGACGTATAGTAATACTGACTTATGAAAAAAATTGAGTATGATGCTATTGTTTAATATAAAAAAGATTAGCGATGACAATGGATGATAGAAATAAAATAATTGTTCCTGTTTGGTTAATTGGAATAATGGTGAGCGTAATAACTGCAGCAGGAACAGCATGGGTGGCTGTGCAGGTTAAGACTGCAAGGCTCGAAGTTAGGGCGTCGCATAATGAAAACAATATCGATATGCTACGAAAGGAGAAGGTTAGCAAGGAGCAATTTAATATGATCCTTGATTTGCTCAAAGGTATTGAAAAACAACAGGACGAAATGCGAAGACAGCAGAACGAGATGCAAGAACAGCAAAATGAATTCGGCAGGAAGCTTGACGCACATATAAGAGATACAAGATAAGTTAATTATAATGGTGATACTTGACGCCGGGCATGGCTATAATACAAAAGGCAAAAGAAGCCCTGTGTGGAGTGATGGCTCTCAGCTGTTTGAATGGGAGTTTAACAGAGATGTTGTAAAAAGAATACGTGAAGGAATTATAAAAACAAAGGTTATGACAGTTGATAAAAGTAAGGAAATAGTAATACCAGTGTGGTTGTTAAGCCTGCTGGTTAGTGTTGTAATGGCGGGGTTCACGACTTGGGGTATTATAACTGCTAACAATGCGAAGGTTAATATTCGGTTAGATCACGCTGAAAGGGATATAGGTCAAAAAGTTGATCAAAAGCAATTTGACGTGTTCATAAAACGATTAGACCGGATAGAAGGAAAAATTGATGGCTTGAGTAAAGATAGGTAAAAATGAAAAAATTATTTACTATTATCATTGCGTTATTTTCTGTTGTAGCTTGTTCTCAACATGGAATAGGATGGCAATACCAGAAGTACAAGGCAAATTTTCTGGATAGTGTAAATTTTCAGACAAGTGTTAATTTCAATAGATCATTTTCTATCAATAAAGTACCTTTAACTACAAATATTCAAGAGCTAAATATTTTAGATGGTGCTTTAATAAATGTTCAGGAGTTAAATTATCTTGTAGGTACTAATAATCCTATTCAACAGCAAATAAATGCTAAAGCAAACACGGATTCACCTACATTTACCGGGAATGTATTTCTTCCTTCAACTACTACCATAGGTTCAGTTACTTCAACAGAAATATCTTATTTAAGATGGTTAAGACGTAATATCCAAGCTCAATTTGATGATACTACAACTTTGGATTTAAGGCTGAATACCCAGGTTGGGAGTTATACTTTAGGTTTATTGGATAATCATGGAATGGTTTTATTTACCAGCAGTAATGATGTTACATTAAGTATTCCTTTAAATTCCTCGGTTGCTTTTCCTAATGGTGCTGTTATCAGGTTTGTAGCTTTAGGAACGGGAAGGGTTTCCGTGGTAGGAATGACAGGAGTAAATATTTTATCTGCTAATAATTATACAAATCTTGGTGTACGTTATTCTCCTGCAATGTTGATTAAGGTTGCTGAAAATAGTTGGTTGCTTTCAGGGGATTTATCAGCAACTCCACCAAGCACATTGTTAAATGGTTTAATAGCATATTGGGGATTTAATGAAACTTCCGGTACAACTGCTTTTGATGCTACAAGTAACGATAATGACTTAACTATTTCAGGTGCAACAATTAATCAAACTGGATGTGGGGATGGTGGAAGGAGCTACATGTTTGACGGAACAAATGATTACGTGGGAAATGTTGATAATTTTAAATTCACTTCTGCTTTTAGTATTTCAATGATGATTAGAACATTAAGCACAACAGGTTATCAATCACCTATTGGAAATTATCATTGGACTGGTCAGGGGTATGATTTTATACGTAATGAAAGAACAGGAAGAATAGAATTTACAATAAGAAATTCTGGTTCTGGTACAGCATATATAAGAAGCACAACTAATGTAGCAAACGGTTCATGGTATCATGTTGTAGCAACGTGGGATGGTAGTAATATAAGGATTTACATAAATGGAACACAGGAAGCAGTTATATCATGTACTTTTGCTCCTAATTATCACGCCAGCAATAGGTTTGTTATTGGAACAAGGGAAATAGGAGATAACTATTGGAATGGTGGAATAGATAATGTTGCTATATATAGTAGAGCATTAACATCCACAGAAGTAAGTCAGTTAACAACTAAATACGGAAATCCTTATTAAAACATGAAACAAATATTAACAATATTTTTCTTTTTTGTTTTTACCCTGATCCGTGCAGCAGATTATTATGTAGCTACAACAGGAAGTAACAGTACGGGAAATGGTTCAAGTTCAAATCCTTGGGCAACTTTGTCTTTTGCTTTAGGAAGACCCGGTGTAAATGTTACGGGCAATACTATACATTTAGCTTCTGGTTATTATAGTGAAAGTGGAAGGTTATCGTTAAATGTCGGTGTAAATGTTACGGGAGCTTCACAAACAGGAACGATTCTTACTTTAACTTATGCAAATGAATCAAGCAGTGATGGTTGTTTTTATTTATATAGTTCATCTGTAACCAATGGAAATCAATCTATAAGTCATATGACTTTACGGGGAAATAATCTTTCTGGTGGCAAAGCTATATTTGTTCGTGCCCGACATAACGTGGAATTACATCATCTCACGATAGAAGATTTTCGCTGGGGAGGTATTCATTTTAGAAATCAGGTGGATTGGATGACTCCTCCAAATGTATATGCTTCGGGTTGTAAAGTACATCATTGTAATATAATAAATTGTGCTGACAGACAGTATGGAAATTTAGACCCCGGAAACCTTCGTATTGATGGTCAGGAAAACATGGATATTTATGAATGTTATTTTGAAAATACGAAACGACCAGCCGGGCATAATGGTAATACTTTTAACTTTTGCAATAATCGGAATGTACAGATGACATATTGTACTTTTAAGAAAAATGATAAGGATGGAGGAAATTGGAACTTTTTTGCTGAAATTTTTCATTCACAGGGAGGTTTTGAAACTGCTTATTGTGAATTTATAGGTGCTGCATTGTGGGATTATAGTAATGCTTATAATGGAGTATCAACAAGAGGAGATTATCAATATTCTTTTAGTTTTCATAATAATACCATGACTACATCCACGGGTGTTCAAATTTCTGAAACCGGGGTAGGTCATCGTACAGGGGCAATTCATATAGAAAAGGGCATAATGGAGGATGTATGGGTTTATAATAATCACATTAAAGGGTATCCATTTGGAGTATTAATAAGTTCCAGTTACGATTATCATAATACATATCGACGGTTTTACATTTTTCAAAATATATTTGAAAATATTGGATATACAGATTATGCATATACGTGGGGAATAGGATTCCTTTTAGAAGAAAATGGGAGTTATGATGTAATTTTAGAAAATATAGTTATCATGCGTAATGTTATTCATGGTGGTTCTGGATATAATTTCAACGGTATTCGTTGGACAGCAAATGGTATGGCAAGAAATATTATTATACAAGATAATATAGTTTACCAATGGGATCAAACAGCTATTAACATTACGAAACAGACAGGGGAAAGTGCAACTTTTGATCGTTATACTATAAATGCAAATTGTTTAAATAGTAATGGTAATAATACGGTTACGATAGACCCACAAATAACATTGATGGATGGAAGAGCAATAACGTACATTACCGGGAATCCGGGTTTTGTAAATTCTTCGGATTTTCATTTAACAGCGGGTTCTCCTTGTGTGGGAGCAGGGCAGGGTACATTGCCGATACCTATACCATCTGATTTTGACGGTAATGCCTGGAAAATACCTCCTAGTATTGGTTGTTACGAATATTATGCAAGCACACCTCCCCCTTCACTTCACACGTATTATGTAAAAAACGGGGGAAATGATAATGCAGATGGATTAAGTGATGCCACGGCATGGGCTACAATAGCTAAAGTAAATTCATTTAATTTTAGTGCCGGGGATACTGTGTTGTTCAGAAGAGGACATACATGGAGAGAACTAACAAGCCTGATACCAAAATCGGGAACAAGTGCAAGTCCTATCATTTATGGTGCTTATGGAACTGGTAATAAACCGAGGATTTTAGGTAGTAAACAAGAAAACTCTACATCAGATTGGACAAATGTCGGAACTAACCTGTGGCGAAATACTGATCCTTCCTTTACGAATGCAAATGGGGGAGTTGGTAACTTAATATTCAACGGGGAGGCTACAATCGGGTGGAAGGTTTACAGCAGCAGTGATCTTACAGCGCAAGGAAGATTTTACTATGATTTAACTAACCAGCATTTAACATTGTATAGTACTTCAAACCCAGCCAGTTATTATACTAATATTGAATGTGTCCTGGGAAAAGATGCAGTACGTCTTTGGAATAGTCAGGATAACGTAATAATAGAAAATTTAGATTTTAGGTATTGGGGTGCTCATGGTATAAGTGCAGGAGGTGGTAATTCTAATATAACAATAAGGGATTGTCATTTTCGTTATATAGGTGGTGGTGATTTCGACGGTGGAAGTTATGGTAATGCTGTACAGTTTTGGGCAAGTCATAGTAACGTGCTGATTGAACGTAACACTTTTTACCAGATTTACGATGCTGCTATTACCCCGCAATATTCAGGAAGCGCAGCAGTAAATGTTAATAATTTTGTAGTAAGGTTAAACATAATAGAAAAAGCTTATTGGTCGTTTGAATGGTTTTGTAGTACATCAGCTGCCAGTACTGTAAATGGTATATATTTTCAAAATAACACTTGTTATGATGCAGGGAATTCTTGGAGCAATGACCAAAGACCACAAGATCAAAATGAAGGAAGACATCTTCAGCTTTGGAGTTATGATACAGATGTTACATTGTCTAATTTTAATATCCGTAATAATATTTTTGATAAAGCTATTGTATCAGCCATAAGAGTTGGTCAATCACTTGCACCAAGGGTGAATTTTGATTATAACTTGTACAATGTCAATGTTTTAGCTTATGATTGGAATACTTATACAACACTTGCTGATTGGCAGGCGAAATACAATAAAGACGCGCATAGCTTATCAGGAAATCCTCTGTTTGTCTCAAATTCTGACTTTCATCTTCAGAGCGTATCCCCGGCCATCGCAGCCGGCTACAACGTAGGATACACCTACGACTTTGACCTTGAAAATTTCCTGGCGCCGCCAAGCATAGGAGCCTATGAGTACGTCGGGGAAGCACCCCCGGAGCCGGAACCGGGAGAGTATGTATGGAAATACGCTCGCAAGGCAGGGAAGTTTCTAATGAAGAAAGGACAGATGGTCAAGAGGCCAGTTTTAATACCACCAGAATAAAGAAAGGAACCAGGCAATGGAAAAGCAGACAATACGCATCAACCAGGGAGACACCACCACGATCCAGGAGACCATCGAAGGGCTGGCCTCACTGGAAGGTTATAACGCGAACCTTCTGATCTACGATAAGGCCGGGACCGAGATCGACACGGTCGAGGGGACCATCGAGGCGCTGACCATAACATACGAGATCATAAACGAGGACTCGAAGGATTACCCGGTGGGTATCCATGAATTCGAGACCAAGCTGAACAACGAGGCCGACAGCGTCTTTACACCCAGCAAGGGGAAATTCATCGTGGACGCCGTACTGGAGAACGACCCGGAATATACACCACCAGAATAAAGGAGGAGATAGATATGCCGACTGGAAAGATAACAAGGGTGGAGGTAACTAGCAGGATCAGCCAGCTTAAAGTTACCGGGAGGTTGACACAATCTTTAGTCACGGGTAAGATTTCGATCTTAGACTCCGGCTATGAGAGCATCCTCGCCCCTTCCGGACTTACCGCTGTGACGCAGTCAGCGACAGAAATATTAGTTTCATTTATAAATAACTCGACCATTGCCGAGTGGATAAGCATCGAAAGGAGCGGGGACGGGATAACTTTTGCAGAGCTCGACACGACCACCGGAGCCAGCTACCTTGATGAAACCTGCGATTCCGAAACAACCTACTATTACCGGGCGAGGGCATATTACAAAGGCCGGTACAGCAGCTATTCCAATATTGCTGACGCCACGACAGAAAGTGGTCTTGTTGAAGCACCGTCGGATCTTATCGTGACGGTAATCAATAATGGGCTGATCACACTTGATTGGATCAATAACGCCACTATTTATGATGGCTTAAGCATCGAGCGAAGGACAGATGGAGGGATATACGCAGAGATAGATACCGTTTTATTTGGCAATAACACACATGGCGATAACACGGCAACAAACGGGCATATATATGGCTACAGGCTAAGAGCATACAAAGGAGCAACATATTCGGACTATTCCAATGTGGCCTATTCTTTGCCTGGCTGGAACAAGGCGCCTCATTTTAATAGCGATGTGCGGGGATCGTTGTTTTCAATGC